ACCCCGAGTTCCGGTTCGAGCACCCAGTGATGATGGTGCAGGGATGGGCTATGACCCCGGGCTTCGATCAACCGCCCTGGGAGAAGGCCCGAAACCTGGTCCTCTCGATTCAGGCCGGGACCTACCCCCGGGCAGGCGCGGCAGCGTTGACCCTGCCGACGTGCAGCGAGAACGCCACCGTGAAGACCGCGTACGCCGTAGGCAAGCCGCGCAGGGTGTACGGCGACTTCGGGAGCTACGCCGGATACACCCTCGACCTTGTCCTGAACTGGGTACCGGTCGCGCAGTGAGTGAGCACCCCGAGAGGGGACCCCAATCCGCTTTCCCTTCCTCTTAGGAGTGATCAGTCATGGCCGACACAAGCGGCTTCCAGCCCTCGAACTTGGTGATGGGTCCGGCGCGGCTCTACATCTACAAGTTCGCCTTCGATCCGAGCCTGTCCTACGAACCGGCTCTCGTGGACGTGAACCTGACCCCGGCCGCGTCCGCCTGGTACGACACGGGCCTGACCCTGGGCGGGTCGAACGTCAGCGTCGAGCCGACCTGGTCCCCGCTCACGTCCGATCAGCTTGTCGACAAGCTCGGCGCGCGGATGACCGACCGAGACGTGAAGTGCACGGTCAACTTCGCTGAGATGACCCGGCCGAACCTCGCGTACGCGTGGAATATGACGGCCGGGCCGACCGGGGCCGGATACGCCGTATCGGACCTGAACGCGGGTCTCACTGCGAACCGCGCTCCGTACCGGACCTTGCTGGTAGATGGTCTCGGCCCGGACGTGGTCGACGGGTCGCGCTCTCTCAAGCGGCGCGTGATCCTGCGCAAGGCGCTGCCCTCCGGCAACACCTCGTTGAACTGGGCGAAGGCCGATCAGCAGGTGCTTGCATCGGAGTTCACGGCGTACTTCGTGTCCGAGTCGGTCTCGCCAATCCGGGTGATCGACGAAGTCGCAGCGTAAGCCCGCATCTCCCCACAACCGCAGCCCCGCACCGCGTGAGCCTGGACTCTCCGCGGTGCGGAGCTGCCCCTTTTCCCAGTCCTACCAGGAGGATTCGTCATGGCCGCTTCAATCCCCAGCAAGCCCGCCGCACGCAAAGCCCGCGCGCGCAAGCCCGCGGCGAACAAGGGCTTGGTGCTCGACCGCGCCGAGAACCGCACCGCCGTGGACGCGCTGGTCGCCGACCGCGAACCGCTGTTCACTATCGGCCGGAAGACCTACACCATCCCGAAGAAGGTCCCGCCGTCCTGGACGCTGCAAGCCTTCACTGTCGCTGCTGAGCAGGGCGAGAAGGCTGCGCTGGTGTTCGCCGCATCGAAGCTCCTGGAGCCCGAAGCGTGGGCCGCCTTGGAGCAGTGCGACACCCTGACGCAAGACGATTTGCAAGCGGTCTTCAAAGCGATCATGGACCGCATCCTGCCGGACGGGGCGTTCGCCCCAAAAGCGTGACCGACACCTGGCATCAGCGTCTATCCGAAGTGGCCTGGTACTTCGTTCATCTTGACGACGTGCTGTCGGACATGTCGGTCTTTCACCGGGTCGACGATATCGACGCAGTGCCCGTGTCGGTGTTCCTGCCGCGTATGGCGCGCTTAGCGATCTACGACGGAGCTGTTCGGTTCGCGCTGAGAAGCCGTCCGGCCACACTCGCACCGCGCCCGACTGTGCCGCCGCGCGCCGACTCGGATACGCCGGTCCCGCCCGTGACACCTCACTCAGCAACACAACTCAAAGCCATGAACCGGTCCCGCGAGTACGGACCCCTTGGCGTGAATCAAGCCGGGGTTTTTCAAATCGGATAGGGGGCGGTCGTGGCTGACGAATTCAAGCTTGCCGGTGCGTACGTCGAGATCAACCTTCGAGACAACACCTCCGGCGACGAGAAGAAGATCCGCGCTCGGATCGAGTCCGAGAAGGCGGTGTCGCTCGACACTGCGTTGAACGACCCGAAGAACACCAAGGCGATCAAGGAGAAGATCGAGCGCGGCCCGGCGGCGAACCTGCCGGTCACGGTCGACAATCCGATCACCGATGCGTGGCGCCGCAAAATCCAAGCGTCTATTCGATCGACAGCAACGAGTGCCATCGACGTCCCGGTCACCCCGGAGACGACGAACTTTCACCGGGATCTCGAAGCGAGCTTGAAGAAGGCGTCGGGGCTGCTCAAGACGGAGATCCCCGTTGCACCCGAGGACGCGGCGAAGTTCCGCGCTCAGCTCGAAGCGATGGTCGATGCCGCAGAGGCGGGCGTGAAGGCGCACATCTCGGTCGAGGTCGACAAGGCGTCGGCGGCGAAGGCCGACTCCGAGATGGAGAAGGTCGCCAAGCGCGCCAACGACCAGTTCGATGCGCTGAAGTTCACCGGTCTGTCAGTCGGTCTCCCGGCTGCTGCCGCGATCGGTGCGGCAGGGGTAACCGGCGCGCTGTTGCTTCCTGCTGCTGCGTTCGCCGCTCTGGCGTTCAGTGCTGCGAGTTCCTCGGACGCGGTCCAGATCGAGATGCAGCAGCTCTCCTCTGGCGTGCAGTCCGATGTGAAGGCGGCTTCCCGCCCGCTCGAAGACGAGTTCGTCAGCGCGTTGGATCACGTCAGCGACGCATGGGGACGGATGCGCCCGGCGGCTGCTGCTGCCATCGCGGGTACTGGTCCGCTGATCGACGATCTCGCCGGGACCGTGACGGACTTCGCTGAAGAATCCATGCCCGGCATGGTTACGGCGGTCAGGTCGGCCGGGCCCCCGCTGGAGGGTCTGCGGTCGTTCGCGGGCTCCGCTGGTGCCGGGCTGACGGACTTCTTCACCAACGCCTCGAAGGGTGCAGACGGCGCGAAGACCGGGTTCACGACGCTTGGCATCACGGTCCAACTTCTCGAAGGTCGGCTCGGCACGCTGTTCGCGAACCTCGCAAACGGTTCCGCCGGGCCGCTGTCCGCGCTGCACGTGATCGTCGATCAGGCGACAGGCGCACTCGTCGACCTGACGGCGCAGGGCTCTCCGGCTATCGGCTTCCTGACTGGGTTCGGCGGGGCGGCAGGCGGCACACTCACGATCATCCGCGGTCTTCTCAGTGTGCTCGGTCTCCTGCCTGCGGGTGTCGCGCAGGTCGGGGGATCGATCGCGGCTACAGGAATGCTGCTGTCGAAGTTTGGCGTTGATGTTGGCGCAGGCTTCGAGGGGCTCGGAGGGAAGATCTCGGCAGCTGAAGGAGCAGGCGGAAAGTTCAAAGCCGGGATGTCCGGTCTTGTCGCCGGGGCCCTAAGCCCTGCGACGCTCGCCGTTGCCGTTCTTGGTGTGGGTCTTGGAATCCTTGGGCAGAAGCAGCAGGAAGCAGCGGCGACGGCTGCCGCACACACAGCGCGCGTGTCCACGCTTTCTCAGGTGTTGCGCGAAAACAACGGTGTAATCAACGACAACGTGCGCGCCAGTGCAGCAAAAGAGCTTCAAGACGTCAAGGTGTCTGACGGATCGCGCAACCTGCTCGGTGACATCAACACGCTCGCCGGTCCCCAAGGTATGCAAATGCTGACCGACTCGTACCTTGGAAATGCTGATCAGGGTAAGAAGCTGCTGGACCAGTTGAAGGCTGAGCGGGACCAGATTCACAGCAACGCGGAGTCAACCGCCGGTGCGACCGACGAAGAGCAGCGGCGATACAAGTTGCTGGAGTTGACGATCCCCGTCCTGGAGGACGTGAACGGGACGTACCAGGACTCAATCAAGAAAAACAACGAACTCAAGATCGCCATGAAGGACACGTCGATCCAGTTCGCGGAGATGAGTCCGGCAGCGATCGGTGCGGCTGTTGCTGCGGCAAGTCTCACTTCGGCGTTCACAACGTTGAACACGACGACAGGTGATGTGGCAGCGAAAGGTGCGGCAATCATCTCCGTTCTTGGCACGATGTCGGGCGCGCACTACACCGAGGAGGAAGCCCTCCAGGCTTGGAACGACCAGATGCGCACGGCGGGTGACCTGCTCAAGGGCCTAGACCTGAAGACGCACGCGAAGGACTTTATCGACGCGGGCGGAGCGATCAACACCGCGAGCGAGGCGGGATCGAAGTTTCAGAACTTCGTGCAGGCTGGCGCGGCGGGCATGGCCACGTACGCGCAGGCATTGAAGGAAGGCGGTGCCAGTACCGAGGAGATCACCGCGAAGCTTGGTCCGATGCGGACGGAGCTGGAGAAGCAGCTCCACGCGTGGGGCCTGAACGACAGCCAGATCAAGACAATCCTCGATCACTACGGCGCAATCCCGGACAAGATCACCACCGTTCTCAAGGTCGAAGGCGGCGAGGAATCGCAAATCCAGGTACAACAGGTCATTGCCGACCTGTTGAAGGTGCCTGCGGATAAGGGGATTCAGGTCACGGCGCTTACGGGCGACGCGATCGAGAACCTGACGGCGTTGGGCAAGACGGTCGTGAAGTTGCCGGACGGGTCTTTTCAGGTTTTCGCGAACACCGGTCCCGGCAAGGAAGCTGCTGACAAGTTCGTGAAGGACAACGACGGCCGCGTGGTCACCACGAAGGTGGACGCTGACACCGACCCGGCTGCCGCAAAGTCGGGGTTGCTGATGAATGGGATCAACGAGTCGCGCGGGTTGGTCACGGTGGATGCGGTTACCGCGCCCGCTGACGCGAAGGTTGCCGACTGGTCCCGCGCTACTTCTCAGGTGGTCGGGAACACAACGACTTACACACAGACAGATCCGGCGTCCGGCCAGGTTCAGCAGTGGAAGAGCACCACGGATGCTACCGGCGCGCGGACGACGACGTATTCGTCTACCGACCCCGCAACCGGGGCTGTGAGAGTGTGGAAGCAAAACGCTGACGGTACATGGGGCACGGTCACTGCGTACGCGAACACCGCGGCGGCAAATGCCGCGCTCGACAATGCGGCGCGCAACCGCACGGCGACGATCTTTGTCAACACCATTCAGCATGTGTCGAGCATTATCGACAATATCGCGAAAACCGCTACGGGAGCGAAGGGCGGTCTCGCGGGTCCGGGCGGTTTCAGGCGGTTCAGGGCCGGTGGTCCGGTGTCAATTAACGCGCTCGACGTTGGTCCCGGTGGGTTGCTGTCAGGGCCCGGCACGGGCACGTCGGATTCAATCCTGGCGCGTGTCGCGAACGGCGAGTACGTCGAACCGGCGGACCAGACCGCGAAGTACCTCGGTCTGTTGGAAGCGATCCGCAAAGATCAGGTGGACTCCTACCTCACTCGCCACGCCGACGGCGGGTTGGTCGGTGCGGCACAGGAAATCCTTGGCCAGTTGAACAACAACGGCATGGTCTACGAGGACTTCTCGTTCAAGGGTAACTCGGACAACGTCCGGGCGAACAACGACACTCTCTTGCAGATGTTTGCGGCGTCGGGGAACTCGGGTGATTCGAGTAACGCGGCCGACCAGTCGGCGTGGCTGCTGAAGTTCATCAACGGCAACAAGGCTTCCGCTCCGGCCGTCTCGTCTCCTGCGCACTACCCGAAGGCGGCTCCGACCGCTGCCGGGCCGGTGAACAACTTCTACAACACGTTCAACGTGCAAGAAGTCGACGTGTACACCCTCGCGACTCTGGTTTCTCGTGAGCTGGAGATGCGTTCGAAGACGGGAGCGTTCGTATGAGCTTCCCTGTATTCACCACGGCAACATGGACACTCGACGGGATCTCGTTCAACACGGGTCCGGACGCGCAGGGGTTCGCCTATCTGGTGCAGAAGAGCATCGGGTGGGCAGGATCGGCCCCTGCGCGTCCGGACCTCGTCGATCGGCCGACCACGAGCGGCTCGTATCGCGCGTCGAACTACTACGGGTCGAGAGTCGTCGAGCTGGTCGGCGAAGCCGAGTGCCTGAATTGGGCAGATCGCGACGCGCTGTCCGACTCCCTCGCGGGTCTGTGCCCCGATCCGGACACTCTGTACTCCCTAACCCGAACGGAGCGCACGCGGACACTCAGCCTATCCGTCGAGCGGACCGGGAAGGTTGAGGTGACGGAGTTCCCGGACGGCTACACGGTCGGCTTCAACATCCAGCTCGTCGCGTCGGAACCGCGGAAGTTCTCCACAACGATCAAAGCGGCTATGACACAGATCGCGCAGGCCGCGCTGCTCGGTGTCGAGTGGGACGGGTCTTCCGGATCGGTGACGGGAGTCGAGTGGGACGGGCCTTCCGCTCCGGTGACAGGGGTTGTCTGGCAGGCGTCTTCCGGCGGATCGGGCTTCATAGACCTCGACAATGCGGGTACGTCACGAACGCCCGTGCTGTTCACGATCACTGGGCCAACCTCGGGCACGTTGCCGATGCCGACGATCAGCGACACCCGGGGCAACGTGATCACGTACTCGGGGTCGCTCGCTCCTGGCGACGTGCTCACGATCGATACCGCTACGGGGTTGTGCTTGCTTAACGGCAGCTCGGTCGGTGGGCTGATGTCTCGCAGCGCCTTCTTCGAAATCCCCCCGCGCACAACCCTTTCTGTCGGCTTCTCCGCATCCGGGCCCGCTGACACCGCGTCTCTTCTCGCCCAATGGCAAGACGCTTACTGATCCTGAAAGGACATATGCCATGGCTGGAATTGGTGTCGCCGTAACGTCCGGTGACCTTACCCCTCTGCTCGACGACAACGGATCAGGCGTCTACGTCAAGGGCCGCAACTCGCAGCGAGACATCCGAGTTGGGCTGATCGGCTCGTCGTTCCTGGTCGGCTCGGACGGCTTCACCCCGCGCCTGGGAGTACTGCCGCGTACCGCTGACTCGTCGGATCTCAAGGTCGTATCGCAGCTCACCCCGAACCAAACCGTCACGGTGAAGAAGGGCATGGCTGTAATCCCCCGTACCGGACAGGGTGCGTACCTGTTCGTCAACGAGGCCGATCAGATCGTCAACATGCCCGCGGCGAGCGCCGTGAACCCACGCTACGACATCGTGTGCTGCGCCGCGTTCGACAAGGGCAGCTTCGTCGGCGACACCGCGCATGGGCCGCAATTCTGGGTGGAGTCAGGCGTTGTGTCGGGCTCGCCGGTCGTGCCCGCCACCCCCGCCGGAATGCTCAAGCTGTCCGAGCACCTGCGCGCCGTCAACGACAACACGATCGGCGGCGGCGCGGAGAACGTCGACAAGCGGATCTCGACGAGCCTGCACGTGCCTGCCCGCGTGCTGCTCCCCGGCGACTCCGCTTCGGACCCGGGGCTTACGCTAGGGGAGGTCCGCTACGGCGGTACGGGCCCGGAGTTCTGGAACGGCACGGTGTGGCAGCCGGTAGGCCGAAACTCGTTTGCGAACATCGCGGCGATCCCGGCAAGCCTCGCAGTGACGAACATGCTCGTCTACCACGCGGGTTTGCAGCGGATGATCCGCTACAACGGTACGAACTGGGATCAGAACTATGACTTGTCCGTGGAGCGCGTTTTCATCGGCGGCAAGATGTACGCCACTGGGATGTCCAACACGACCTCGGGCACCACTGAGCGGTTGACCGGTACTGACACGGGCAGTATCGCCTTCGTCGCGGGGTTTACCTATGAGCTGGAGTTCGGCTGGAACTCGAACCAGTCGGTGAACAACGACTCGTTCCTGTTCGCGATCCGTGACACGAACATCGGCGGGGCGATCCTGCATCAGCAGATGGTGAAGGTGGACGGCACATCGGTCGCGGTCCCTGACTGGACCTACTGCAAGGTGCCTTACCGCTGCACGTCGACCGGTGCGAAGACGTTTGTCACCACGATTAAGCGCATCGGCGGTTCGGGCACGATCACCATCACCGACGGTGTGGGCACCTACGCCTTGGTGAGCCGTCTTGCCCCGAACGCGAATGTCACGGTGGTCTAGCCATGACTGGTCCGGGTGTTCGCCAGAAGGTGAAGTTCGATCCAATCAAGGTGCGTGCCTTCGAGACGCGTACTGGCCGCGTGGTGGCGACTGTGCCCTACGTCGGTCAGCCGACCTGGTCCTTCGGGATCAACCAGGCCGGGGCCTGGAGTGTCACGGTGCCGCTCGACAACCCCGAGGTCGATCCTGATTGGCTTTCCGGCATCACCGACCCTTGGCGTTTTTCCTGGGCGATCTGTCAGGGCTCGAAGATCTGGCAGGCCGGTCCGGTCATTCCCGAGGACTACCAGGGCGGCACGCAAACCACGATCTCCGGAGGAGGTCTGTGGAAGCTGTTGTCGGACAAGAGGGTTCTCGTCAACCCTTCACGAGCCACGTTGGCCGGGGTGAACCAGCCGGACGCCGACATCGCGTTCGGGCCGGGCGATACCTCCGAGATCGGGTCACCGATTCCGTCGGCCAACCGCAACCTGAGCCTGCACACGATCGCCAAGCGGATCATGCAGATCATCACCGCGGCGACGGCGGGGGACCTGCCGATCGTCTACCCGGACGACATAGCGGGCGACGCGGTCCGGACCTACCCGGGCTATGACCTGGCGTACGTCGGGCAGCGGCTCACTGAGCTGACGCAGGTCATCGACGGCCCCGAGATCGAGTTCCGGCCGGAGTTCGTCGATGAGGTCTCGAAGCAGCAGATCCGTTGGCGGATGCGTATCGGCAATCCCCGGCTCGGGAACCTCGGCTTCCCACACGCGTTCGACTACGGCCGGGCGTTAGTTGATCTGACGTACGGCGTCGACGGCAGCGCGAAAGCAACCCGCGATTTCGAGCGGGGCAACGGAATGAACAGAGATCTCGTGACCGGGTTCTACGATCACGCCCTGCCGACGAGCTTCGACCCCGCGGCAATCCTGTTGGAACGCGTCGGTGCCGACCACACCTCCACCACCGATCCGGCCGTACTGGACGGATGGGCACAGGCCGGGGTGCTGAACAACCTCGTCGTCGCGCCGAACCTAATGGCGACCGTACGGGTACCCGGCGACGACGGGCAGGGCAACGCCACCCGTTCACCGATCCTTACGACGGTCGAGGCCGGAGACAACATGCTGGCACAGATCAGGCGTCACCCGCGCATCCCGGATGGGCTCGTTGGTTTCCGGATTGCCGGGGCGAACTCGACGCAGAAGAGCCAGATCGCGCAACTTCAGTTGCAGTACCTCGGGAAGGGATAGCCCGTGACGATGCCAGACATTCCGCTATTCCTCCCCGGCATTACGTCTAGACCGCAGGTGTCGTTGGAGCAGCGGATAGCCGAGTTGGAGAGCAGGCTCTCGGAGTTCATGCGCCGGGACCTGTCGAACGCCGGAATCGGGGTCGGGGGTTCGCTCCGTGTGCTGTACGGCAACGGCGCGCAGGCTGTCCTAATCGGCACCGATCCCGGCGACAGCAAGCAAAAGGTGTGGTTTCAGGACCCTGCCGGGAACACGCTGTACCGCACCGACGACACGGCAGGCTTCGGCCTAGCCTCTCCGGAGACTCCGATACCGATGTATTCATCGGCACCGGGCGTTGTGTTCACCGGGAACACGACTGACACATGGCTGATGACCGGGACGTTCTCTCCGATTAACTCGTCGTTCGCGATGCAGTGGGTAGCGAACACACAGTACGGCTCGGGTGCTGCCGCGCAGTCGGCTTCGTACGCCGTAGTCGCTGATCCCGTGTCGGGCTGGTCGCAGACGTCGGCGACGCTGACTTCCGGCACCACGACGAGCGCATTGCTCAACTTCTCGGATGTGTTCACCTTTACCTTTCCCTCCAACGAAATCGCTAAGCGTTGCTCGGTGAACCTGTACGCGCGGATAATCGCGGGGGGCGCGCCTTGTTCGGTTGGGTTATCCACCATGTTCTGTACGGGGCTGTCGAGGACGTCCGCGGTCGCGCTCGGCGCAGACTAGAAAGGACCAACATGGTTATCTCGATCAGGCGTTCTCGCAGTCCTTTTCAGATCGGTATCTGCCTGGCGCTGTTCGCGCTCTACCTGCTGTCGACGATCTTCTTCGACGCGATGGCGACGTCGTCGGCGCGGGAGTTGGGTCCGGCGCTCGGCCGAGTGCTCTACGGCGGAACGACCCTCGCGGCGGGGGTGACACTGGCAGGAGTGTTCACGCGGTCGGTGCCGGGCATCCTCGTCGAGCGGATCGGCCTGGTGTCCCTCGCGTGCTGGACGCTCGGCTCCGGGGTGGCGGTGCTCGCGAACTCCGGTGTCCGCGGCGCGCAGTTCGGCGGGTTCATGATCGCCGTCACGATCATGAGCCTTACTCGCGCGTTCCAGACCACCCGCGAAGCCCGCGACGTGTCGGTGATCGAGTCGGCTAAAGCGAAGCTGGAGGAAACCCCATGAACGTATGGGTTCCTGTGATCGTCGCCGTGGTGTCGCTGTTCGGCGGGGGCGCGCTGACCGCGCTCCTGCTGGTGAAGCGGCAGGCACGCAAGCTGACGGCCGACACCGAACTGACCCGGGCGAACGCGACGGAGATCCTGACGAACGTCGCCGTGACGCTGGTCGGTCCGATCACCGATCAACTGAACGAAGCTAAGGCGAAGGTCACCGAGTTGACCGCAGACCTCGCCACCGCGCAGGCCGAGTTGTCCGAACTGCGCACGCAGGTGGGCACCCTGAGTAAAGACCTCGAAGCGACCCAACAGGAAAATGCCCGGCTGCGCGGCTTGTCCTAAGTAGACCCCAGAACTTCGGCGCGAGTCGAGGAGAAACGGAGATCGTCATGTCCGAGCAGGAATACCACCCCGCGGACCCACACTTCAACCCGGCGCACCCGGAACACGAGCAGTGGGCCGGTCGCGCGAAGCCGCTCGACATGCCCGCGGAAGCCGGTATCGGCGCGATGCTCGACGACCCGAACGGGCCGATCCAGGAAGCCGACGTGATGGGGTCGGAGGAGACGGTCCCCGAACCCTACGAGGAGTGGCCGTACGCAGACCTGAAGGAAGAGTGCAAGACGCGCGGCTTGAAGATGAACGGCAGCGCGGAGGAACTCGCGGCCCGGCTCCACGACTACGACGAAGAGCACCCCGAGGAAGAAGAGTCGGGCGAGCCGCCGGAGGTCGAGGCGTAGCGGCCACCCTCGACTCGGCACGGGCTCACTGACTCGGGTCCGGATCAGACTTGAGGTGCTTCGGCGCTGTTTCGGGCTCGCTGAGAGTCGGGATGGTTTCGTTGCGTTGTTCGGGGATCTCGGTTGCCTGCTCGGCCCGATTTACCTCAAGTTTGAGGAAGGCAAAGATC